CCTGCTGGATACGGGTCAAACGGGCAAGCCCTAACCACTAATGGCTCTGGAACGCTTTCATGGTCTACCATAAGCGGCGGCAGTACCACAGCACAGAATTTTGCTTGGTTTCTTAGTTAAGGAAAAACAATGGGAACTTTAGTTCTTGACGCAACCACAAAGACGATCCAAGCGGTGATGTCTGGCGCTGCGGCTACCAGTAACCCTGAATACACGGTTGCTTATGCTGACAGTACCTCATCGTCACTTACGGAAGGTGCAAGCGATGGTGCGCTAAATGGTACAAGTGGAGTAACCATAGCATCTGCGCCAGCAGCGTCTACCAGGCGGGTTATCAAGTGGATCACAATTCAGAATAAAGATACCGCTTCTGTGACGGTGACAATCACTTATAACAACTCTAGCGGTTCTACAAGCCGCCAGATTGCAAAAGTGACATTAGCGTCAAACGACACTTGGACAACCGATGGAACATTTGATTCCACAGGTTCTCTGAAGCAGACAGCGGGATCAGTTCCAGTCGGGAGCATCACTGGGTTAGGAACAGGCGTAGCAACATGGCTTGCAACACCTTCGTCAGCTAACCTTGCCACTGCGGTTACAGACGAGACGGGTACAGGTGCGTTGGTCTTTGCTAATACGCCAACGCTAGTTACACCTGTGCTTGGTACACCTACATCAGGGACGTTGAGTAACTGTACGGTAGATGGCACTAACGGGGTTGGTTACATTAACGCCCCGCAGAACAGCCAATCGGGTTCAACCTACACGTTGGTTCTAGGTGATGCCGGAAAAAGTGTTTACATTACATCTGGTTCAACAGCAACGCTTACAGTTCCGACAAACTCATCTGTAGCATTTGCTACAGGCACAACAATCTTAGTGCTTAACAACAACTCAGGAAACCTAACTATTTCTGGTGCTGGCGTTACGTTCCAGTTGGCTAATGGCGCAACGGGCAACAGGACTGTAGCGACAAAGGGAATGGCAACATTGATTAAAGTTGCCACAGATACATGGTGGGTGTCTGGCGCGGGAGTGACCTAATATGGCTGGCGCATTATCGGCAATGATTGCTGCTGCCTTTTCTGGCGGTTCAGCAGGCTACACCATCGTCCAAACCTTTACTGCTACGTCTACTTGGACTTGCCCTACTGGTGTTACAGAGGTTGAGTATTTGGTTGTGGCTGGTGGTGCGGGTGGAGGTCGCGTAGGTGGCGGCGGTGGCGCTGGCGGGTTTCGTACAGGAACAGGCTTATCCGTTACAGCGGGAACAGACTACACAGTTACTGTTGGTGGTGGTGGTAATGGTGCTACAACAGAAGCAAGGGCATCAAGCGGCACTGATTCTGTATTTAGCACAATAACGTCAGCAGGTGGCGGTGGGGGTGGTTCATACTCAAATCCAGCAAATACAGCAATTAATGAAGGTGGCAGCGGGGGGTCTGGTGGTGGAGGCGGAGCAGGAACAGCAACTACTGCTGGAGGTGCGGGAAACACACCAAGTACATCACCTTCCCAGGGAAATAGTGGCGGCAATGGAACTTTGAATCCAAATGGAATTGGCGGTGGCGGTGGTGGAGCGGGAGCGGCTGGAGGTAATTTTGGTTCCGGCATAGGAGGAACTGGTGGCAACGGAACAGCAAGTTCTATTACGGGTTCTTCTGTAACGTATGCTGGTGGAGGAGGTGGTGGGTCTGATAGTAGAGCAGCACCATCTACAGGTGGGACAGGTGGAACAGGAGGTGGCGGTAACGGAGGTAATGGGGCTAGTGGGCAATCAACAGGGTCAAATGGTTCTACTAACTTAGGGGGTGGAGCTGGCGGTGGCGCGTATTACGCCCCATCAGGAACTTTTGGGCCTGGTGGCAACGGCGGCTCCGGCATTGTTATCCTCAAGTACACCGTAGCAAGTCAAACCGTATTTACGTTCAAAGGCACTACCAAGTGGACTTGCCCGACAGGTGTGACCAGCGTTGATTATCTTGTGGTTGCTGGGGGTGCAAGTGGAGGAAGAGGAGGAAATTCTGGAGGTGGTGGAGGTGCTGGTGGATTTAGAACGGGAACAAGTTTTTCTGTAAGTGCTGGTACTGAATACACAGTTACTGTGGGAGCGGGTGGTGCAGCGCAAAGTAGTGCGAACACAGCCGGAAATAATGGTGGTGATTCTGTATTTTCTACAATAACCTCTACTGGCGGTGGTGGTGGTGGTGGCGCTGGTAATGGTTCTAACGGTGGTTCCGGTGGAGGCGGTGGGACAGTAGCAAATTCCACCACTTATAGTGGAGGTACAGGAAATACACCGAGTACATCACCAAGTCAAGGAAACAACGGTGGAACTGGTAGACACGTTCCTGGTTCTTTTGAGGCTGGTGGTGGAGGTGGAGGCGCTGGAGCAACTGGTGGCAATGGTAGTGGGCCACCTAGTTTAGGAGGTTCTGGAGGGAATGGCTCCTCTTCTAGTATTTCTGGTTCATCTGTAACCTATGCTGGAGGCGGGGGAGGGGGTGGTAATACGCAAGGCCCAGGCGGGTCGGGTGGTGGCGGGGCTGGAGCTGCAACCCCAGCCGCTACTGCTGGAACCGCAAACACAGGTGGTGGCGGCGGGGGAGGATTCTCTACTCAAGTTAGCGCAGCAGGCGGCTCTGGTATCGTAATCATCAAAATCAATCAATAACATGACTACAAAAGTTTATAAATTTCTGGGGATTGACACAGCCATGCACCTACTACGTCCTGGTGCTAAGTGGGAAATCAGCAATAACGTCTTTACACGTTGGGATGATCCACGGCCTTGTCCGAGTATTGAGGAAGTGTATTGGGTTATCGACAAGATCAGAGAGTTTGAGGACAGCATCCCTACGATCTACACCGACGAGCAACTCAAAGAGATGGGCATAGCCAAAGAGGAATTTGAACGTGCAGTTGCATAACTTATTTCCGACACCTGTAGGCTTTGCTGAACTAGGTCGCCCCTTGTCAGATGAAGAGCTGTTCTTCATCCGTGAGTTACAGACAAGACCGAATATGGGCAACACCACAAGCACGAACAACTTTGTACTGCGTGACCCTGCGCTAACGTCCCTGCGATCATTCATTGAGGATGCTGTATCGGAATACTTCAAGTCCACGGTAAACCCTAAGCACAACGTAAGCCTGAGGGTCACGCAAAGCTGGTGCAACTACTCAGAGCAAGGTCAGTACCACCACAAACACGCTCATCCTAATTCGTATATCTCAGGTGTGTTTTATGTGCAGACCAACCCTGATGATCGGATTTACTTCTACAAGGATGGCTGGCAGCAGATCAAATTCCCACCAGACCAGTGGAACCCGTATAACTCTGAAAGCTGGTGGTTTGAGGCTTATGCAGGCAGGCTGATTCTCTTTCCTTCGTCGCTGACGCACATGGTTCCTGAAGTCAAAGGCGATGACACAAGAATCTCACTATCGTTTAATACCTTCCCAGTCGGTGTTGTCGGGGAAGAAATGGACTTAACTGGACTTAGGCTGGAGGCGTGATGGCTCATTTTGCAAAGATTGATGAGAACAACATCGTCACTCAAGTAGTGGTGGTTGACAACAAAGATACTGCTGACGCTTCCGGCGTGGAGAAAGAACATATCGGCGCAGCGCATCTGGAGAAGATTCTCGGTGGTACTTGGAAGCAGACTAGCTACAACGGCAACATGCGTAAAAACTACGCAGGGATTGGTTACACCTACCAAGCAGATATTGATGCGTTTGTACCGCCCAAGCCTTTTGCCAGTTGGATTCTTAACGCAGATGCGCAGTGGGAAGCGCCTGTGTCAATGCCGACTGACGGTCAGATGTACACATGGGATGAAGCAACAACTTCTTGGGTAGCAAATGAAAATCAACCTTGAACTTACGATTGAAGAGATCAATCAAATCCTTGGTACGTTAGATCAAATGCCATACCGGCAAGTAGCAACATTGATTGACAACATTAAAGCACAAGCTATGGCTGCTATTGAGCAGCAAAAGCCGCAAGAATGAACTTAGACAATCTCTCGAATGTAGTCTTTGGTGACGCAGATGGCTTGCGAGAGATGATCTTTGAGAATGCGCAACAGCATCGTACGTTCTATCTGCAACTGTTAGATCAAGACATCATCATCCCTCAGTATCCAATGGGTGATGCTGACTTAGATGATCTTGATGACTGGCTCTGGTCGCACTATCAAGAGCATGAAGCGCTTGCAAAC